CACGATGCGGTGGCTTGTGTCGTACCCGAAGCTGAAGCAGAACAAGCACAGAAGTATATAGAAGAATGCATGCGTTGGACTCCGGAGTGGGCTACTGGCCTACCTCTGAACTGCGAGTCCGGCATTGGGAGGAATTATGGCGAATGTTAGAGAGGACAGACCGCAATGAACAATAGTAGACGATTTGTTGAGCTAAAGTTTAATAAATCAGATATAGCACTTTTTATTGCTTTAGAAGATATTGTTAGTGTTATGGAAGAATTGCGTTCAGAAACAAGAGGGTCTGAGGTATATAAAGCTATACGCATAACGACAATCCACCGTGAGTCACATTTATGTGACTACTCTTGTTATGCAATGTTAAAACATTATCTAACTGACTGGAAAGAATAAGTTTAAGGGGGCGCACAGCTGAAGGTCGTTGCGCTTAAACGAGTATCCTAAATACCGCCCCGCCCATTTTAAAGGATAAGAACACATGAAAATTAACCTTGAGTTTGACGACAACGAATTGATGTATCAGTTGATGGACGGCATGCTTGTTGTGATGCTGAAGAACGCACTGCGCGAAGACAAAGCCTACTATGAAGCAGGTAATTGGGTAGATGATATAGAGATGTATAAAAAGAACATCGAAGCATACGAGCACTTGATTAAGTATTACAGCGCACCGAGTGAGGTTTATGATGACGACACGGAATGATGTGACAGGCGACTTGATAAAGAGCCGCGTAAACAGTAAAGAGTTCGAGGATAACTTCGACAAAATCTTTAGAAAGAAAGACCCGTTATGCGATGTATGCGGTAAGCCTTTAGATACAACAAAGGAGTGTGCGTGGACTAGTTGCCCACTTAACTGGGATGAGAAACGAATAGATATTATCGGCCCGAACGGCAACGACGGCCTGCACTATGAGGAGAATAAAGATGGATGATTTAGAAGTACGAGATTTATTTGCAATGCTTGCGCTGTGTGGGTTGGTCGTAAAACTACCTATTAAAGATTTTAGCCGAGAAACAGTTAGACCTGAATACGACGACATTGCGTTTAGTGCATACGAGTACGCAGATGCAATGATAAAAGCTAGGAAGCATGTAGAGCCTGAAGCTGGGATTGTGTCAATTAAAAAAGGAAGAACTAAATGACAGCATGGTCTTATAGTAGCCTGAAAACGTTTCAGCAGTGTCCGAAGAAGTATTACCACACTCGGGTTGCTAAAGACTTTAAGGATGAGGATAGCACAGCGACTATCTACGGTAAGGAAGTACATAAGGTAGCAGAAGAATTTATTCGTGATGGTACGCCCATCCCTGAAAAGTATGCTTATATCAAGCCGGTACTTGAATCGTTAAATAGAATCCCAGGTACTAAACATTGCGAGATACAGTTCGGTTTGACCGAGGATTTAAAGCCATGTGGCTTCTTTGATGAGAACGTATGGTGGCGAGGTATTGCCGACTTGCTAGTAATTAACGGTGAGGAAGCATATCTAGTGGATTACAAGACAAGCAAGAACGCTAAGTATGCGGATACTAAACAGCTAGACTTACTAGCCGCCGCTACATTTGCCCACTACCCCGAAGTAAAGCGCATCAAGTCAGCGTTGATATTCGTAGTATGCAATGACTTTGTTAAGAAGCAGCACAAAATAGAGGATGCAAGTAAGTACGTAGCGCCGTTTAAGTTTGACCTCGAACGCCTAGATAGTGCATTAGTAACGGGTGTATGGAATGCAAACTCAAGCGCCCTGTGTGCATACTGCCCTGTTAAATCATGTCAACATTGGAAAGAAAGGAAAATAAGATAATGGAGAAATTACAAGTTGCCTTATCAGATATCGGCACCCCGTTTCATAATTGGAAGGGGGTTACTTGGGGTAGAGAAAGTAGCAATCAGGCTATGACTGAACTGTCTATACTAAATGAGGGTGGAAATCCCCTAGATGTATGGGTAGAAGGTACAGTTAATGGAGAACCTACTACTATGCGGTTTCAGGATGTATCTAGAGTATACGTTACAGTTCAAGGAGCTATAGAACGAGATGATATGGTGGAGTTTTTTGAGATGTTTGCATCTGCGATTAAATTAAGCGCCAAAATGCACATACACGATGAATAAATAGATATAATAAAAACTTCCTAACAGGAGGTTACTATGCCATACGTTAACAAAAAACGCCCGTACGATAAAGAGTACGAGCAATATCAGGGCAAACCTGAACAAATTAAAAAACGAGCAGTGCGAAATGCAGCTCGTGCGGAGCTAATGAAAGATGGAAAAGTTCACAAAGGTGACGGACAAGACGTCGACCACATCAAGCCGCTTAGCAAAGGTGGCAGAAGCAGCAAGAAAAATTTACGGGTCAAATCCGCAAGTGACAACCGGTCATTCAGCAGAAACTCTGACCACACCGTCAAAAAGAACAGCCCCAAAAAATAGCATATTAACTGATTACAACTGGCCGGGAAAATTTGCGCCATTTGCACATCAAAAACAAACGGCAGAGTTCCTGACTCTTAACCGTAAGGCATTCTGTTTCAACGAACAGGGTACCGGCAAGACCGCTAGCGTTATATGGGCAACCGATTACCTTATGACTTTGGGGGTGATTAAGCGCGTGCTTGTTATCTGCCCCCTATCTATTATGAAGTCTGCATGGCAAGCTGACTTGTTTAAATTCGCCATGCACCGTACCTGTGATGTAGCATACGGCGACCCCAAGACCCGCAAGAAAATAATTGACCAAGGCGCAGAGTTTGTCATCATTAACTTTGACGGCGTTGAAATAGTTAAGAAAGATATCATGGCTGGCGGCTTTGATGTAATTGTTATTGATGAAGCTAGTGCCTATAAGAACCCGCAGACTACCCGTTGGAAAACCCTTAAAGAAGTATCCGCTAAAGTTAAAGGCTTATGGATGCTAACGGGTACACCAGCCGCACAATCTCCGCTTGATGCTTTTGGTTTGGCTAAGATGATTAACCCCAATGGAACCCCTAAGTTCTTTGGCGCATTCCGTGACCAAGTGATGTACCAAGTAAGCCAATACCGTTGGGTACCGAAGCCTAATGCACAAGCAGTAGTGCATAAAGTATTACAGCCAGCGATTCGCTTTGAGAAGAACCAATGCCTTGACCTACCGGATGTAACCTATGTTGACCGAGAAGCTCCCTTAACGGCCCAACAGATAAAATACTACCGTACGCTTAAAAAGCAGATGACTATGGAAGCAGGGGGTGAGCAGATAACCGCAGTCAATGCCGCCACTAGCATTAACAAACTCTTGCAAATATCAGGCGGTGCGGTCTATACGGATAGTAGAGAAGTAGTTGAGTTCGACGTAAGCAACCGACTAAGAGCTATACTTGAAGTAATTGAAGAGGCCAGTCACAAGGTGCTAGTGTTTGTGCCATTCACGCATACCATTCAATTGCTTTCAGAATACCTCTCGAAAAATAACATCACATCGGATATAATTAACGGGCAGGTACCTGTTAATAAACGGCACGATATTATTAACAAGTTCCAACAACAAGAAGAACCTAGAGTTCTCATAATCCAGCCTCAAGCCGCATCGCACGGGCTGACACTCACCGCTGCAAACGTGATTATCTGGTATGCACCAGTGACTAGCGTGGAAACGTATTTACAAGCAAATGCGCGGATTAACCGCCCGGGGCAAAAGAACCCCATGACGATTGTACATATTCAAGGCAGCGAAGTGGAAAACAAGTTGTACTCGATGCTTAGAAACAATATCACGAGCCACAATAAGATAATAGAGTTGTATCGCCAAGAAATTGCAGATATAGCTTGACATTGTCAAAGTAAGTGATAGACTGCAGTTGTAGTATCTATTAAGGAGCTAATATGGAAGTAGAGGATATAATCCAAACCGTTACCCATGTTGAACCCGATGTTCCAGCTAATACCCTAGCGGAGATATACATTAAGATTAGGGATAAACGCGCGGAGCTTAAAGAACAATATGAGCAACAAGACGATTCGCTAAAGGAACAGCAAGAGTTATTAGCAGAACAAATGCTAACACTATGCCACGACCAAAACGCGGACAGCATTAAAACAAGCGCAGGAACTATAATTAGAAAAGTAGACACACGTTACTGGACTAGTGATTGGGAGCAAATGTACGATTTTATTCACGAACATGACGCATTCCCACTTCTTGAGAAACGCATTCATCAAACCAATATGAAGCAATTTTTAGAAGAGAACCCTGACTTATTACCCGCTGGGCTTATGTCAGACAGCAAATATTCAATCGTAGTTAGAAGGAGCAAATAATGAGTAACTTAACAATATTTAAAAACGACATCCCAGCAGAGTTCCGTTCTCAAGGTGTTAGTGAACTAACCAAATCCTTAGCCGGTGCAGGTCGTTCAACCAACCGTCGTATTACTGTAAAAAACGGTGTATTCCGCAAGCTAGTTAATGGCGAAGAAGTAGGTAAACTAAAAGGCGAACTAAACGTAATCATCGTCAATGCGTTACCTGCGGTATCTCGTCAGTTCTATGCGGCAGAGTATGACCCTAACGGCACACCAACATTACCTGATTGCTGGTCTAACCTAGGTGACAAGCCTGAATCTAATGCAGCCAATCCACAGGCTAGCAACTGCCAATCATGCCCACAAAACGTAGCGGGTTCAGGTGGTGGTAGTCGTCGTGCTTGTGCATACCAACGTCGTATTGCTGTTGTGCTAGAGAATGACCCTAACGGTGAAGTGTATCAAATGAACCTTTCATCAACATCTATCTTTGGTAAAGGCGAGGGCAATATCCATCCGTTTGAAAGTTACAGCCGCTTCTTAGCTGCTAACAATGAGAGCATTGATGGTATCGTAACTACTATTTCTGTTGATGAAGATGCAGACAATACTAAGTTATTATTTTCTCCAGTTCGTCACTTAACTGAGGAAGAGCAACAAGTTATTAACATGGCCGGTGCTTCAACAGAAGCTAAAAACGTAGTGCGTCTAACCGTTGCACAACAAGACGGTGTTAAGAAACTTCCTGCGGCAGCGCAAGAAGAGTTTGCTCCAATCCCTAAAGCAGCTCCAGCAGTAAAGGCAGAAGAAGTTATTGCCGAACCTGTAAAACGCGCATCAAGTAAACCTGCGGCTCCAACTGTTAAAGCAAACTTAGCAGATGTAGTTAATGCATGGAGCGATGAAGAATAATGAGCTACGGATATAGCGCAAGAATAATTGCTGCAAATCACCGCCAAGATGATTCCTCTTTGGGAGTTAAGTTAGGTAGAGTTTGCATTGCGCTAGACATCCCTGTCACTGTTGTCGCAGAAAAAATGGGCGTAAGTAAGCAGACAATTTACAACTGGTTTATGGGGGCATATGCACCTCATGCCAGCTGTAAAGCGACTGTGGAAGCCCTAATCCTAGATTTAGATAAACGTAAGTAAGACGGGAAAATGCCCTCAGCAATGGGGGTACCTACCCTTATTACCTCCAAAAATTGAGAACTTTATGAACAACGTAGATTTACTAAGCAGAGTACTAGCCCCCGAAGGGTGGTTTGCTGTTATCGGCTTGAAAGGTAAATCTCCCGTACAGAAACTCGTTCAGACTAGGGAAGAGGTAGATAAGATAGCTGCGGAGTTTGTAGCCGCTGGTCGCGACGCTTACTTTGGTTGCTCTAAATTTGAAACAGATGCCAACCGCACTAAGGAAAATGTACTAAGCATTAAAGCTTTTTGGATTGACCTCGATTGCGGAGAAGCTAAAGCAGTAGTCAATGAAAAGACAGGCCGCCCTGATGGATACGCTGACCAAGCAACAGGACTAGATGAGCTAGAGAAATTTCGCAAATTAATCGGATTACCTAAACCACTGCTAGTTAATTCAGGTAGAGGCATCCATGCATATTGGCCACTCGAGCATGCAGTATCAAGGCATGAATGGGAACCAGTTGCAGCAAGACTTAACGAACTATGCGTTATTCATAAACTATACGTAGATGCTAGTGTATTTGAAGCAGCGCGTGTATTACGCATACCGGGAACACTTAACTTTAAAGACGTACCACCGAAGCCAGTTGAAATAATTAGCGATGGTGATGACGTTAGCTACGAGATATTTAAAAATACTCTTGGCGTTAAAGATTCAGCATTTCAAGTAAAACCAACACAGGAATTAAGTGAGCTTGCTAAGGCATTGGCAGCAAACACGATTTCTAAATTCAGCAAGATTATGATGCGAAGTGCCAAGGGTGAAGGTTGTAACCAGCTACTTCACGCGTATCAAAATCAAGATAGTATTACCGAACCGTTATGGTTTAGTGCCCTATCAATTGCACATCGTTGTGCGGATAGGCAAACAGCAATACACAAGATATCAGACCAGTATCCGGGGTATGACCCAGTTGATACTGAAGCAAAGGCAAGTCATACCGAGTTTGCCCATAGTTGTGCTACATTCGAAAAGCATAACCCTGGTGGTTGTGAAGGCTGTCCGTGGAAAGGTCGCATCAAGTCACCAATTACATTGGGCAGAGAAATTGTTAAGGCAGAAGATACAGAGATAACTGAAGCCAAAGGCATTAAGGAAGAGTTTATAATCCCGCCCTACCCCCATCCGTATTTCAGGGGTAAGAACGGTGGTATTTACATGATGGGCGAAGAGGAAGACGACACTGACCCTGTATGTATTTACGAACACGACTTGTATGTAGTTAAACGCATGAAAGACCCTGATGAATCTATCGGTGTTCTTATCCTCTTACGGTTGCATCTGCCGTTAGATGGTGTGCGTGAGTTTACTGTACCGTTATCTACGATTGCAGTAAAAGAAAAACTAAGAGAGGTATTGGCTAATAACGGCGTCGCCGGTATGCCATATCAAATGAAAGAGCTAGCCAACTTTGTTATGAAGTTTGTTAAAGAAACACAGTTCACAAGGAGAGAAGAAGCAATGAGAACTCAATTTGGATGGGCTGATAAAGACAGTAAGTTTATTATCGGC